GTCGTTACTTCCCACTTACACACGGCTTATTCCTCCGACCTGTTCGGTATTACCCAGGTTAAGAAGGTATTTACTACGAACGCTGCTAAAGCCGCCAGGGCGTCATTAACGGACATATCGCCGTCTACACCCACTAGAGCTAGTAAAGCCAGTCCAGCGGTTACGAAACCAGCTACCAGAGCTTTCCTCATAACGGGGAGGTAGTCTCTGAACTGTCTTAATATTATTGTTGCCATGATTGCTCCTTAAAATACTCTAGTGAATATCACTACTAACACAGCGAAAACCGTTGCTACGATTGCTCGCAGGGGGTCGCTGACTGTCAGGCGTCCTAACGCGTGGTCCGCTACCATAAAGGCGAACAGACCTAGTAGGATTATGGTTAATATCTCTGCCATGGGTTACTCCTTTCTACTTAATTACTGCTTCAGAACCTTTGCCAACCCAGATGTTTTTCTTACCGAACATTTGGGTCTTTATCGTGTGAACGTCGGCCCACTTAGTCGTAGCCACAATCTTATACTTCAGGCCGCCGTATTTTTTAGGCGCTAAGAAAGCGTACTCATTGCCGATTACCGGGGTTACACTAGTAGCGTATATCCGCCATGTGGTAGCTGATTTAGGTAAGTAAATAGTCTTACCGACATTACCTTTTGGTGGTGCCGGTTTCTTTTTGATTAACTGGCCCTTCTTAGCATAGATTTCCGACAAATGGGCATACGTGCCGTTCCAACCACCGCCTACAGCGATAGTGATATGCTTGCCCCATGCTTGATTAAGGTTGCTGTCTGCCGTTACGACCTTACCAGGCTTTAAGAAATGTTGTGGTTTACGGTCGTTATAGGGATTGCCTTTCCATTCCTGATAATGCAAATGAGGCCCAGTAGTATACCCTGAATTACCAGTCAACCCTATCTGAACATCCTCTATAACAACTGGCGTGCCTTTTGGTGTAGGCCGGTCGTCCCCACGATGATATGGATACTGAGTTGTACCGTAAGGCGCAGATGTCGCCCCATAAGGGAATGTTATTGAATAACTTTTTGCTGTTTTAACCATTGTTATCTCCTATATTTAATAATCCTTGCACTAAATTATCCGCTCCTTGTACAACATCGTCTATGAAGTCCGTAACCGATTTTGTGGCTTGGTCTACAAAACTTGGCTGTTCAGCGTCGCCATTGCTTCCACCGTTATTAGAACCATTACTAGAGCTGTTACCTTGGTTATTCTGATTTCCGCCTACCTGATTCTGATTACCTCCTGATTGAGTGGTCTCCTCGCTAGTCCCATCCACTATGTCATCTTCAAGCTCTTGGACTACTAAATCACACCTTATTTGTTCTTCTTCGGATATTGCGCCGGTTATACCGTGGGCGATTAACAGGCAACGGTTCTGCTCGGCCATTCGGCTTATTTGTTTCCTGATAAGTGGTAATTCTTTGTCTATAATTATATTAGTATTATCTGAAGCATCCTTGGCATCATTAGCGGAGTTCTTAGCATCTATAGCGGTCAGATGTACTTGGTCTAAGGTAGGTTGGAGATTGCGCTGTGATTCAACGCCACGGTAGATAAAGAACGCTGTTACTAACAAAAGGACGATTACGAATGCTCCGAACATTCCCAGCGGAGTGCCTAGAAACCTATTGGCTTTAGTAACCCATAACTCCCACTTTTTAACTTCCATCGCTTGCCCTCAGTAGAATCATGATTATTGCTAAAGCGGTTCCCAGTACGCCCACCAGCTTTATTGACAGACCTATTAGCTGTTTATAAGGTACTGTATCGCCTGACTTGATTTCTTTCTTCAACTCAGCGTCTTGTAAACCCTGTTCATAGGCTTGTTTGCGGGTAATGTAATCATTAAGGGTCTGTATCTCAGCCTGCACCCACTCTTTAAACTTAGAATAATCTGTACGCATTGTCTGCCTAAACTTTTGGGCTGTCTTTTCCACGTCTTCAACCTTCCGTTCGTATTTTTCGTCGATTCGGTCTAGCTGCTCGGCTATCCTGATTATTCGGTCTTCGGCTGACATGCATAATTATCCTGTTGTTTAGTAAAATTCCCAAACTATTACTACACCGTCTGCACCGTCACCACCGGCCTTTGCGCTGGAGTTGGTTCCGTTACCAGCAGCTCCGCCACCACCACCGTAAAGTTTACCGTCCAAGCCTGCGGTAGAGCCTACGGTGCTACCTTGACCTAGGACACGCGCTCCAGCGCCCAGACGACTTGAGCCACCGCCGCCCATAACGCCACGGCCGGTGTCGTAGAATGGGAATCCTGCTGAGCCACCGCCGCCCGCTATATTTATGTCACCACCTACACCATTCCCGCCGTCGGTACCGTTAACGGGCTGTAGGTTGCCTCCCGTAAACCCCCCTGCACCATCACCACCGCCGCCACCACCACCAGATGCGGAGCAGTGTGAGCCGAACAGCGAGTCTTCGCCGTTGGAACCGTTGTTATTACCCGCAACACCGCCAGCCCCACCCGCGCCAACCGTTACACCCTCGGTGGAACCGAGACTTGCTGCCGCTACCTTCTTCATGGCGTATCCGCCGCCACCGCCGCCACCGCCGTAGGCAGACTGACTGGTACTAGTAGTCGCGACGCCACCACCACCGCCGCCACCACCGACTACTTCGACAATGGCGAATTTGAGCCCAGAGGGTTTAGTCCAAGTATCGTCTGCTGTATAAACTTGTATGTCCTTTAGCAGGCCATAACCTGCTGCTACTGCTGTGTTTGGTACAACACCAGAACCAAACATATTGGAGTTACTTATAGCTCCGGCTTTAAAAGTACCGTCCTGGTTATGGGATACCTTCATCCCTTTGGCTATCATAGACCAGTGGGTAGCAGTTTCATAGTCTACCACCGTAGCACCAGCACTGTGCGCTTGGTCAGTACCAGACGTCCATTTGACACCGGTTACCTGTACGCCACCACTGTCGATAACACCCGTGAAGGCTTGTTTCTTAGTGGAGTCTCCGGGGTCTACGACTAGGACCACCACATCACCATTAGTATATCCAGCCACAGAGTTCAGGCCAACCGTGGAAGCACCAGAGGCTACGCTACCAGAAGTGGTTGTAGAAAATCCGTCTTGGGCCGATGGGAAGTGGTTTACTACGTTACTTACATCTGTTGCCATTTTTTGTTTCCTTTTCCTAAACTATATCACATTTATAGACGCCAACTTCGTGGCTTGCCACCTTGGGTAGCCGTACCCCAGGTCTGAAGAGTCCTAAGTAGATATTTAGAGTCACGCTTAGTAGTAGTAATGTTCCATTGGACAGCATTCAACTCTTTCTGGACTGCCATATACCGTTTAACAGATGACTCGGATACAACTTCTGGTAGCTCAGTCGTGTCGTCGTGAAGAGTGGTATCGTGCAGGAAGGTATCATGACCGGCATTTATAGACTGGGTGGCTATGTTGGTTAGGTTCTTACTCTTTATAGTACCGAACCCCTTAGCCCGTTCAATACCGACTAAGTCGATGGTAATTTCACCCTGGGGGTTGGCAAACTCAGTCTCAGCTTCCTCTGTAAACTGAAATTCAAAGCGGTTGTCGGTTGTTGGCAGCAAAGCTGTTTTAAGCGTCGTAGCAAAGGCCTCACCGTAATCGCCCGTAAAGTCTTCGCTTATCTCACTTAATCGGCTATCCCCAGGCTTCAGACAGAGCAGATGTTGCTCGCCATTGGTATCTGTGTACCGCAGGAATTTCTTAAAGCCTAATGTAAAGGCTCTAGGCAGCCAAGCTTTGCGTTCGGTGTCGTAAATAACCGTCGTATCGTTAGTATCTCCGTTGATTGGTACGGAAAAGTAAACCTTGGCATCGAAGTATTCAGTAGCGATATTAGCCTCTCCCGATTTCTTTATGCGTCTGACACTAGGCCGGATGTTGGCGCTGTACTCATCGGTAGATAGCAAGTTCAGGAGCTGTGGTCGTGAGCCTAAGTTGTAGAAGCCTTGTGAGTTATAGAACATAAAGTCGTTAAGCACATTGACTACGCTGCCCGGTGATGGCGTTCCACGGGAGCCAGGTAGCTTGTAGGCACTAGGAACCGTGATAGAAATATCTTCTATGGTCAATACCTCTAGAGTCAGCTGTAGGATACAACCTTGGCCGTCGGCACTCTTACACCAAACCGTAGCGTATGGGTCGCCTTTACCATCACGATAGTCTTCCACTTTAACCGGCATAAATTTACCGCCCTCTTGCCAGTCTAAATAGCCACCATCGTAGGCTGACGAGAATGCACCGGCAAACTGTCCGGCTCCTGAGAACCAGATACGGTAGCGATTGTCGGTGTCCCTGACCCCATACATACGAGAGCCAACATTAGTTAGTTCTTCCACTAACGGGCCTTGCGAGGTGTTGTCAGTCGGAGCGGCAGTCCCAGGCACAGGCAACGCTGAGCCGTTGTCTTTAAAGGTCTGGCCGGTTAGCACGGTAGAGGCCAAGTAGAAGTAGTCCACGTCATTTTCGCTGATATAAATATCCATGCGTGTTTGAGTACCTTGGAAAGCAGCCGGTGTAACTACCACGAAGTTGGTCGTGTCATCCCAAGACTCACGAGGAGTCGCCGTTGTGATGGCAGATGAGGCTGCTGACGCTTCCGAAAACCCAACCGTATTAACAGCGGCTTGCTTGTAGTAGTAAGTGTACCCAGTACCGGTGTTGCCCGTCTTGGCTACACCCGGAGCAGCCGGTGTGGTTAGAGCCGTGTAAGTGGCTAAAGTAGTCGTGCCATCGTAACGTATGATGTTGTCCACTCCGTTGGTGATGTATAGGAAGGACCCATTCTGGTTGAAGTTACAGTCATTACCGGCGGTATAACTACCACCAGTACATTCTGACCAAGTTGTGCCATCATCGGTTGAACGCCATATCTTACCACCAGCCGCCGCTACCAGATGGATACTGCCGTTATTATCAAAGTAGTCGAAGCCATCAATATCAGCGAAGTCTCCTTCACTTGGTGATGGTGAGACTGACGGGCTGACCGAAGCTGATGGGCTAAGCGAATCTGAAGGACTGTTACTGGCACTAGGACTCACACTAGAACTAGGTGAGCGGCTATCCGATGGTGATGCCGATATAGAAGCGGACGGGCTAAGCGATAACGAAGCTGAAGCCGAGGGTGACGAAGAAGGGCTGATGCTAGAACTAGGCGACATTGATTGTGATGCCGAGGGGCTTTCGCTGGCGGATGGTGACTCCGAAGCCGATTCTGAAGCCGAAGGACTAATGCTCGCTGAGGGCGATATGCTGGCTGACACGGACTGGGAAGCCGAGGGGCTTAGTGAAGGTGATGCGGAAGATGAAACCGATGAGGATGGACTTATTGATGGACTTACTGAAGCACTTGGCGACCGGCTAGCTGATGGAGACATCGACGAGCTTGGTGACGGCGATGCGCTAGGGCTAACAAATTGCCCCGGCGAGGAACCATACCAATCAATACCTGGTCGTGGCCCGGGATTACCGTCTTCGTATAAGAATATGTTGTCAGCTACCTCTAGGGCATCTTTAGGTAGCTTAGATTTATCTATAAGAGTAATAACCCCTTTTCTCCAAGAGCTTAGGGTCAGGAAATTTGGCTCAGGAAAGGACTTTCGCCGACGGTTATTTATAGTCAGGGGCATTTAAATACCCCAACCTTCTCCCCAGACTGAGCCGCTGTGGTCAGGTAACTTGAAAGGGTTAGCCCACGAACCAGAGTCGTTATCCATCTTCATCTTCATAAGGGCATTTTCAGCGTCCCTTAAAGCATCTTCATAGTAAGGGTTGCGTGAAGCCCTGAAGCGGTTGGCTAACATACGGTGGACTATGAAATAGGCATTACTCATCTCAGTCACATCCGTACCAGTCGTAAACTCTGTCGGTTGTTTGTAGTATGGATACTCTAAAGTTTTACCATTTAATGCGGCACTCGGAGCCGGATTAAGATGCAGCACAAAGCCGTTAGTGGGGTCTCCCGTGAAGTAAGCAAAGGTGGCATCATCGCCCTTGAAATGTACCTCATTAGGCTCGATTAGAGGCCACTTTTGGACGGTTTTGCCATTAGAATCTTTGGCTTTTATAAAGCCGCCATATTCTGCCATATCACTTGGAGCGTCGTATTCTGTGTCACCAGTCGTAATCGTAGTATCACCGTCATCAGCCGTAGACAAGAAGTTGAAAAGCTCTTTCCAGTAAGTACCTTCGTAGGTTTTCCAGTGATTAATGGCTTCATTGGCTAGCGGTATGCCGATAACGTATTCGTCGTCACTACTGGCCGGTATTTCGGACTCAGCCCTATATAAGGTGTAGTAAGCTCGGAATATTTGGTCATAATCCATGTTTGTTTTCCTTTTCCTTTAATATATCACACCTTAGACTTCTTCAGAGACACCTTCGGAAGACTGGTTTGTTTAGCCACTTTAGCCTTGGAACCTCCCTTTTTAACGGATACTTTCGGCTTTACCGCTTCACCCGCAATATTAAGTGGAATGGCGTATTTAAAGGCCGAACCAGCCGACCTAGTTCCACCACCTCCTCCGCCAAAGCCAGATGAGCCAAAGCTACCGCCTTCAAACATAGCATCATCGGATATTTTCAGCCCTAATGCCAATCGTTCGGCGTTCGTAAACTGGTTACTTTTAGCCCAATGTTCTAGCACGTCAGGATTCTGGTCTAGAAATGCACTTCTAGCTCCCGTACCCTTTGGCAAAGTAAAGTAATGGTCTAGCTTCTTCTGAAGTTCGGCTACTGCCTTGGGCTTTTTAGCCCCGGAGTATGTGCTAGCCGCACGGTTTTCACCATCATCCTCACCTTTAATTTTATCGAAGAAGTCTGACTCTTCACCCCTAAAGTCGTCGTACCATTTCTCGTCTAAGCCTAGTGAAGTGAACAGAGGGTTGCCATTTTTATCGTATGCCTGCTTAGCGGCGTTTAAATCTTTACTGGCCCGGTAGCGCAACACTTTCTGTTGCTGCTCCGGTTTCAGGTCATAAAACGGATTGCCAACTTCGCCACGCTTTCGGGAAAGTTTATCTAACTCTGCCTCCGCTCTTAATACCTCGGGCATGGCTAGTAGCATCTTGGCTCTAGAAGCCGGTGAGTCGATAGTCTTATCCTTATTCTTGGTATGCAGTAACTCAAAAGCCTTGAAATCTGCTTCGTTTTTAAAGGTGTTAGATACCGCTGTAAGGTCATCATAGAATTTCGCTCCCTTACTGTCACCTTTTAACTCTTTGCCAAACTGTCGCAAAAAACTATCTCTAATAGTAGACAGTGGATTGCCACTCTTATTTTGAAGTACGTCGCCACTAAGCCCGAAGTTGTTAAGTAAGGAGTCAATTTGTTTAGGTGACAGACGTATCCATTTAGACAAACCTTTAGCTGTTTCACTAGTGTAGTCTTTGTCAATCTGTTCTTCTAGCGGCAAAGTCTGCTCGTGGTCGCTAACTATCTGCTCACCCGTGCGTGGGTCACGGTTAGCTAATACGAAAAAGTTGGATAGCTGTGGGTTATTCTGTACAAGTTCCTTTGGATTAAGAGTCTTCGGCATGTCACCAGTAAAGTGGCCTAGTATATCTAAGGGGTTAGGCTGCTCGCCTTCGATACCAGCCGTGGCCCTCCAGGCCATACGGTTTAATGGGCGCATATCAGGGTTAATTGGTATCTTGTAGACGTTTTTCCACTTGCCAGTCTTTTCATCTTTGTGAGCATCGGGGCGGACTATGATTATGTTGTTATCCAGCTCATATTCCTTGTCACTAGCTAGCATGTCATTGTAAAATTCACGACCAGCCTCGTTATTCATATTGGCGTTTACCAACAAAGCGGCACCACCGACTAAAGCGGCATCAGTAGCTAAAGTTTGAAATGGCCGGTCTTTGTAAGCTCTAGCAAACGAACGAGCACCCGTCTGGATAGCACCGGAGTATAGTATGAGCGGTTCAGCGGCTCTGGCAGCTTCCGTAACACGGTTAAAGTTACCCATCGCTTCGTTATAAGTCTGGGCTGCCTTGTTCATGGCCTGCTCTTCACTGAAGCCTTTTCGTTTGGCTCGTATATAAGTTGCCCTAGCCGTAGCCGAACGGAATACACGGTCAGTAGCCGCAAATACCCTATCCAAAGAGTTGACCACTTCTTTCACAGTTAGCCATGGATTGTTGATAGTAAACTCAGCTAAGGACTTGGCACTTCGCCGGTTAGTCGCCATAATCTCAGCTCTTACTTTGGGTACCGAGACACCTTGGGTAGCCCTAATCTCGTTTATACCAAAGCGCCGGAGGTTCTTAGAGCCAAACTTTCCGGCGTTAAACATGCCTAACACGCCGCTAATAATTGGGCGTACCCCTACTGAGCCTATACCGGCGTTGTGTACCATCAATACCGGGTTTTTAACTAAGTTAAGAGCGGCGAATACCGGGTTTAAGACACCCGTAAACATAGCTTTAGCGGCCCGTACTGGCACGTTTGTCACGGCAGTCACTACGTCCTTAGCCCCCGAAGGTGACAAACCTTGCATCATCTTGGCTACGTTACGTTCAAGCTGCAAGGTAGTTTTTTCTCCGCCAATGTAACCGCTATATTTATCCAAATTAAGCGCTTTGTCCGGTGCTAACTCTACACGCTCAGCGAATAAGGCCCGTTTTTGCCCGGCAGTCTCATCAATCTTCCCGCTGAGTTTACCTATCTCATCAGCCAATTTGGCATGGGCAGCAGAGCGTTTAGATAGAGATTCCCGTAAGGCCTTGTATTTACCAGGTTTAGCATCGGCCAGAGTATCAAATACTTGTAACAGCTCTTTGTTAGACAAGCCAGATATAGCCGCCTTAGCATCCACATCGTCAACCATCCCGGTTAATTCCCTCCGAGCCTGTTTAGCCGCACTGAACTCTTTTTCTTTTTTAAGTAGACCAGCCACCCGCTTATCGGAAGTTTTTTTGCGTTTCAAGCTTATCAGTTTTTTCTGCTCTTCAACTAGACCTTTATGGAGTTCGCCAGCCTGTCGGCGTCGTGCGGCTACTTCAGGTCGGTTTATAACCTTAGCTCCAATCGTACCTTGGTCAGCTCGCTCATACATTTCACGGTACATCCTAGTCTGTAGATTCTGTTTCTTGTCTCTAGAAAAGGTACTTAAAACAGATTCCCACGAATAATCAAGAGGCTCATCTCCACCCTTTCTAGCTTGTAGTACCTTCTGCTGGCCGGTTGACCCACGCATGCCACCTACCATCCTGCCTCTTATAAGTTCGTCACTCTCAGCCCTGCCTCCAGGAAAATAAAACTCACGGGACTTTATAGCCGTATCGGCATCTTCTGGCCTTAATAGACCGGTCTCTACAGCCTCCCGCTCCATCCGGTCTTTGAATAACTTGATAGTCTTGGCATCCAATGCGGCGGTAGGATTGGCCGCTTCAAATCCTCGGATAGCCTGTGCTAACTCCACCTCTGACAGGTTGGTTAGCCTAGTACCACCTTTCTGTAGATTCTCTAAGTCGCTTCTGAGTGCCGTATAGTTTAGAAACTTCTTCATTTTATCGCCGCGCGGGTACTTCTGGATTACACCTCTTAACGATAGCCCGGCCTCTAACACGTCCTCTGATTGGGCCTTCAAGATAGAATCGGCATTCTGTAGGTCGTTATACAGTTTTGTCAGACTCTTTTCAGCGGGCAAGTCTCGGTAGTTAACACCTGCCTTTTTAGCTAACTGCCTGTCGCTACGCTGGAACTCATTTAGGGGGTCGGCAACGTGACGGGTCACCGTTGAGCGAGTCCTATCTAACAAAGGCCCTTTGTTTAAATCTTTGGCAGTATCAGAAGCCTGTATCAGCTCGCCAGTTATTTCATCAGCAGACTTTTTAGTAACTGTCGGTAACGCTTCCTTAGCCCCTTTGGTTATAGCCGTTTTAACGGGTTTACCGCCTGGGACTACATCTAAACCTCCAAATAAAGCCGGACCAACTATACTAATTGCCGGACTCTCACCAATCACATCCCTTACGAAAGGACTCTCAGATTGCTTGGCACCCTCCTGCATTTGTTTTATTTCGTCAAATACTGTCTGTACTGGCTCCTCACCATACAAGAATTTACGGACTCCAGTATTAGTCCCTTGTTGTGAAGCACTAGCTGTAGGGTCTATGGCACTTACTAATGGTTGGGTGACAGACCGTAGGGTCCGTTCCGGTATCTTAGCAGTATCACGCAGCACATCTACTGCGAAGTCCCTAACTCCTATACCAGAACTAACGGCTGACTCACCCAAGGCTTTAGCTAAGCTGAACTGTGGCTGATTGCCTAGTTCGTTGATGTATTGTTGGCGGCGATTTGGGTCGGCTAATACTCCATAGCGTCCCGGCGAGGTGCTTAACTTTTGCCGGGCAGCTTCAATAGACCTCTGATTGGCTCGAAGTTCTTCCTCGTTTTGAGGTGTTAAAGCCTCCCAGATAGATGTACCTATCTTGCGGAGATTGATAGCCATTGTTAGACCTCCTCTTCAGACCTGCCTCGTGGAAGTGTGAATAGTGGTAAGCTACTGCCTGCCGGTGTTCCTTGGAAACCAAGGTTAGTAGAAGTTGTTACGTCAAATGGATTACTCGGCGACGTACCAGCTAATGCCAGCTCCGAAGCTGTACGCTGGCGCTCTTCTAAGCTAGTAGGTGCAACCTTAGCTTGACCAAGCATCTCGTCAAATCTGACTAATTCCTGCAAAACCTGCTGTTTAATGCGGTTTTTCTCGGATTCAATATTTATCTGCTCCGGTAGTGAAGCATCGGTCATAGCGGCATCTAGCTGGGCTAATGAATTCCTAGCGTCAGCTACTATGGTGTTTACTACCCGTGATTTATCTTCGTCAAACTTCCTAATGCCGGTCGCCTGTTGGCGTTCCAGGTCTTCCTGAGCCATACCAATCTGCCTGCCTTCTTGGGCGTATGGGTTAAGCACATCGCTAGTCAGGCGGCGTTGCCCGATATTACCATAAGCCTGGGCCAAGGCTTCTGTAGCGCTGGAATCTGAGGCATTCTTACCGGCCAACATAGTCCCACCACTTCTAAGCCCACGGCTAACCATATCTAGTATGCTGTTGTATCCTTGTTTCTTGCCTAACTCATTTTGCACACCACGTTCATCAACAGTTCGTTGTCTAGTCTGTAGCATGTCAACAAAATCTAGAATACTACCTTTACGAGAGGTAGCAGCGGCACCTGCGGCATCTTCCGCCGTGCCGTAAATATTCTCTTTCTGGCGGTCAAAACCCGATGTCAATTTATTATAAGCATCTTGTCCACCCCATTCTGCGAATGGGTCTGGCGCAGTGGTTGCACCAAGTACAGATGTATCTAAGTCTTGTGGACGAGTTTGAGGCAGACCTGGTTGTCGGGGTGGAATATAATTCTTGGCGACAACTTCCGGCTCAAATGGTCGGTTAAGACTAGTAGTTGGTGATGCCATTATGAACCTCCTTTAAGCTGCCTCACAGGTACTATTTCCAAGCGGATAGTACAGAGCATAGAAGTCTAGTATACCGCCGGATAAAGCTTCTGTAGCAACCGTGAATATCACGTCTTCTGTCACTAGAAACTCCGTTAATACCGAAGACTCTTCAACCGTAGCGTCAGGTGTGGCATCATGCCAGATTTCATTAGCGGCAAAGAGCGATACTTCAGTAGCGGCTAGAAGAGCAGTTGGATTTTTAGCCGTACCGACAGATATTTCACCACCTGTACCGGTAGACAACGAGGCTGATGCTGAAGCACTCGGACTAAGCGAAGCGCTCGGTGAGCGTGAAGCTGAAGGACTAAGTGAACCAGAGGCACTGGAAGAAGGTGAAATGCTTGCTGATACCGAAGCGCTAGCACTAGAACTTGGACTTACTGAGGCACTAGGACTTAGAGAGGCTGAAGGACTTTGCGATACAGAGGCACTAGGGCTTTGACTGAATGATGGCGAAGCTGAAGAACTACGCGATGGGGATACGCTAGCCGAAGGGCTCAGGGATGCGCTTGGTGATTCTGATTCGGACGCCGAAGGGCTAAGACTAGAACTCGGGCTTATCGAAGGCGATTCCGAGGTAGATGGTGATTGTGAAGAGCTAGGTGAAATAGAGGCCGATGGTGAAACGGAAGCTGATGCTGGCGAGAAGATGGTATTAACTTTAGCGAACAGCCTCATTAAGACTGCCCCTGTTACGGTAAATAGGGTACCTGTTCCGACCGCTCCGGAACCCTCTCTAGAATCAAATTCCATACTTTTAAAGGCATAGATGGACCAGTCACTATCTGTAACCGGTGCGCCATTTCTGTTACTTTGAGCCATTTTATTTTCCTTTTTGTTTGTTCTTTATGCTTTTATGCTACCATACTATCTACTATTCTAGGCTATTTTGTTCCTCACCTGCCAAGCAGCCTGGTTGTATAATATCTCTACCCCGCCACCACCATAGGTTACTTTTATGTCTCCGACGTACCTGCCTTTATTCGGAAAGTCTGTCGATTCGGCGGCGTAAGATATGACCCCACCAGTAGCATCTGTAACAGTACAGGTCTGGTGTCCGACGTTGGTTATATCACCACTAGACTTCTCTTGTAAGATAAGCTCAACTGTTGCACTACTCAAGTCTATGTCTACGCCATCACGCTGACAAGTTATCTCGTAAGCGGGAGCAGTGTTGTTTTGTACGATGAAGAAATTTGCGCGTGCCAATGTTTATTTCCTTTTTTATTACTATAGCATATCACTCTAGGAAGATAGGCCCGGCATCAGTTTGTATAGTCGCAGACTTTTTTGGGTTGTTAATTGTTATTTCCTGCGGCATAGGTGAAGGACTGGGGCTGACACTAGGACTAGGCGATACGCTAGAACTAACTGAGGCAGATGGTGATGAAGATGAAGATACACTAGAACTAGGACTAAGTGACGGACTTATCGAAGAAGACGGGGAAATGCTAGCGCTAGGGCTTAAACTGGCTGATGGAGAAACTACAGTGTAATAAACTTTAATTTGTATGTGGTCGACCCCTGTAGCTTCATCTCCAAAAAAATCTTTTGACCTTAGCCCTACCCCAAAATCAGACGCGTTTACATCATCTGGTGTAAGAGTTAATCCCCATAAGTCAGATGGACCTCCATACGTGACAATAACATCAACTGTATCGTAAAAATCCATTTTGGCTTTATCATCACCGCTATGAATCCCACCTTTAACTAACTGAACTGTATGGTCTTGTTGTTCATCATCAAAAGAGGAATCAAGTCGCTCAATCGTGACTTCTACTCCGTCAATTGTCGCTCCTACCGGGATGGCAAAGCTAAAATTAGTAGCGTTAAGAAAATTGGTTGGTGTACCATGGGTGTCATAATCCCAGATAGCACGCGCATTATCAGAAGCACTAATATTACCTGGATTAGTCCAATTTGTACCAGCGCCTGTTCCTGGTGATTTAAATCCAGTATCAGCCATTTATCTTCCTCCTGGACTATTTATATTTGCCGATGTTGTAGGGTTGGAAGAGCTAATCGGTGACGCATCTGTTGTAATGATAACACCGTCATCATCTGGATTAGTCACAGTTGCTTTTTTAGGTGGTACCGGTGGAGGCGATGGTGATAGCGAGGCGCTAGGTGACAATGAAGCCGAAGGTGATACAGAGGCCGATGGGCTGATTGACGGTGATTTACTAGCACTCGGGCTTACGGAAGCACTTGGGGATATAGAGGCACTAGGGCTGCCCGGCGAAAGACTGGCACTAGACGATGGTGAAATTGATGCCGAGGCAGAAGCGCTAGGGCTGATACTCGCCGATGGGCTAATACTCGGACTGATACTAGCAGAGGGACTAATACTAGCACTTACGCTAGCTGATGGACTAATACTAGGACTCACGCTAGCTGAAGGGGATATACTCGGACTACCACTGGCTGACGGACTTATAGATGCGCTTGGTGAAATTGAAGGTGACTCACTCGCACTTGGTGAAATACTGGCAGACGGTGAAATACTTGGCGACCCTGAAGCACTTGGAGAAATAGAAGCACTCGGACTTATACTTGGACTTGTGCTGGCTGAAGGTGAAGTTGAAGCACTTGGACTAATAGAGGCACTAATGCTGGCACTCGGACTCACAGATGCTGATGGCGATACCGACGGGCTTATAGAAGCAGAGGGACTTACACTGGCACTTGGACTGATACTAGGGCTAACAGAGGCACTTGGAGATATTGACGGCGAGACCGAAGACGATGGCGAAATACTCGCACTTGGTGAAATGCTTGGGCTTACCGAAGAGCTAGGACTTACGGAAGCCGAAGGGCTAATAGAAGAGCTAACACTTGCCGAGGGACTTCTAGATGCCGATGGTGAGATAGAAGGTGATATTGAAGCGCTTGGCGACCGGCTAGCGGAAGGACTTATAGAGGGAGAAACCGAAGCCGAAGGGCTGATACTGGCACTAGGACTGATACTTGGACTGATACTTGAACTTGGTGATATGGAAGCACTTGGACTAATTGTCGCTCCAGCACCAATAAACCCAGTAGCCGCGGCCATCTCGTCCATGTAATGAGTGCTAGTAGCATCTTCGGTATAGGTAATACCCCAGTCAATCTTTTGGAAAGCGTCAGCTCCGGTATTTATATTCCCGCTGTCATAATCGGGACTGCCTTCAGTAGTGTTATCAATCCATACTTGTATGCGGCCAGTGGTTCCATGCTTCAGTATTCTAATTTCAATCGTAAACACAGAGTTTATAGGCAGGTTTATGCCTGTGTCAGTATAGGCGACGTCACCTCCGAACGTTAGGCGAGTTGAGTTCGGAGCAGCACCATAGTTTTCTATATTGGCATATAACTTATCAACATCGCCTGATGTTCTAAGAGCAAACAAGCCGGAATAGCCAGCCGTACCAACAGAAAAGCCCGTTGGTATAAACATCTTCATTTGCAAATATATCTCAGTACGGGTCGCACCGAGTAAATAGCTCGCACCGGCCGCACCCTCGCCAGTGGCGGCTAAAGCTAGGGAATTGCTATCAGCTACCTTAGAGGTAGTGTCAAGTGTGGCTGTGGCAGCACCAAAAATAGTCCCTACGCTGTCAAACGTCCACGGGGTAGAACCGCTTTCAAAGTCTTCAAAGCCGAATAGGTCAGGCGCTGCCATTAATGTACCTTTTTGTTTTTAATGTTTACAAGTCTATTGTACTATGCCATCAAACTGTCCTGGTTGCCATCCTGGAATTTCGTCATAACCTACCTCCCTAAAGTTAGCGCCGGTAGATTTATCACGGAAGTCTTTAAGACTCCATTTACTACGCGTCAAGTTAGTGCCATGTTCCCGCACATCTATATTGCCCACTTCCGAACGCCAGTTTTCGTATTGGCTAGTATCTCTACCTCCTGGCTCGTAACTGCGGTTAAACTTGTCAGTCAATACCTGTTCCAACTTATTCTTATACCATGCCAGTACATGTTCTCTGTAACCACACAACTCGGCTACTTGGTTAGCGTCCCAAGTCACGGTCTTACCATCGCCATAACGCATCCGCCAGACGTTAAGATTGTAGTAAAATTTATCCTTTTTAGGCGGGGTAAAGTCGAAATGGCTGGGATGATACAGCACGTCAGACTCACATAGGTAGACTATCTCGGCATCACTAGCCTCCAAAGCGGCAACTATCTGCCGGAACATCGTCAGCACACTTCTTTCACCTATTACGTGGACATTCTTACCCATGTCCATCGGTTTTAGCGTGGCACTGGCAATAGGTATACTCTTCTTCTTACTAATCTGTTTCAGGTTATCGACCACTTTATTAGCTAGGGTTTCGTCTAGCGCACAGTCTGAGTAGAAGATGATGCCTTTTGACGGGCCTTCCATCCTCTCTTCACGCTGTTTCTGGGCTTTAAATTCTGCTTCGGTCCATCTAGCCTCTGGGTCAGATACCCGTTTTAAGTCATCCCAGAAACGCTCTAACACCCATGATAGCGGCCTGACCTGCTTGCTCCACTTGCCGTTTTTGAATATGTCTTGGGATATTCTTCGAGCCTTCTCTTGGTCTCTACCGGACATCGGATAAGGGAATGAAAATCCATTCTGTGTACGGAACATGTGAGCATACCACGTAGATTTATTACAGACTACCCGACCACCACTAAGCCAGGTTTTAAGAGCTACTTCAGTACCCTGCTGTCCCCAACTACCCCAAGTTTCATCACAAATGTTAAGCTCCCAGTATTTCTTCCTAGTTAGCATAAAAAACGACCCTTGAAGACTCATAGTATCTACCAAATGGCTACCAGATTGCTCCTGGGTGCGTTTTAGTTCTCCGAAGTATTTAAACTGTAGATTAGTATTAAACCGATAAGCGGTAGACTGGGGGCTAGGTTTAGCAAACCACTTTACATCCTTGTGAAAAGAGTATTTCTTAGCTGGGCAACTGGTATTAGCGCAACCCTCGGGCATTGGTCCTTGGTAGGTTTCATGTCCGCAGTCGTCGCACTTCCAGCTAAAGGCGTGGAGGTTTCGCATAACAGGCACTATTGTCCAGTCGTCATGGCCCTTCATAGCCTCCATTAACTTAACGTCAAAGCCCTCGCCAAAGGCGCAGTGGGCATCGGTTTTAGCCACATACTTAGCTTGGGACAGGCGTGCCAATCTATTGGTCATAGCCCTCTGGCCTATCGATTCCGCCATGTAAACTATTCGTACATCTGGGTGGTCAGGTATGCCCGGTTCAGCCCAAGCTCCATCCAACCCTACTATCACCTCTGTCCTGCCCCGTTTATTCTTCAAGATGTCAGCTACCGTATTAGAAATAAACTCCTCATTACGAGCCGGTATTAGAATACTTAAATCGTACTTGGGCATCTCCACGACTAAATCCACTCCTTATGAGCTTGTTGCCAAGCGATAGTGTTTTTCATGCTTGTTCTAAGGTCTACCGGCGGTTTCCACCCCATAGCCCGCAACTTATTGTCTTCCATACCGTAGTGGATGTCATGTGCCGGATTATCTTTATGAAAGTCTACCAACTCGTATTTCAGCTCTTTGCCCATCAATTCAGCTATCAGCCGGGCTAACTCCAAGTTATTAAGTCTTTCACTGCCGACTATGTGGTAACGGTCAGGCTCGTCAATCTCTCCCTGTTGATGCTCGTGCGGTTTGGTATTCTGCAAAATAAAGAGCAGGGCATCGGCTGTGTTACGTGAATGTATGTAGAAACGTGAACCTATCTCTTCTTCGTTACCATGGATAGTAACAGTTTCTCCACGCTCTAACCACTTCTGTATCATCACCGGGAACTTACTACCACTCTGGGTCTCACCGAAGTTATTCATCGTATTAGTGACAATGAGCTTCACCTCACCGGCCCGCCAGTAAGCGTGAGCTACTAGCTCTCCGGCCCCCTTGGAAGCGGCATACGGGTTGGATGGACGCATTACGTCCCACTCTTTATGAGGATTGCCCTCTCCGGTCGTCGGACCGTAAACTTCATCGGTGGAGAAGTAGACAAAGACTTCATGCGGTGTCTCTTTGGCATAGTCTAACATCGTCATGGTTGTCGCTACGTTGTTCATGACCGTATAGCGGGCATTTTCTACCGAATATTGCACGTCAGAAATAGCAGCTAAATGTAAGATGTAGTTTACCGGTCCTATCCTGTCCTTATCAGTTTCAGATAGGGGACAAGCCAAATCGGTCTGGATTACCGTGAGACGAGGCTTCCACTCGGGGTGGTCGGCTAGAAAGTCGTCTATCCTGACTCTGTAGCCTTTTTGCCGGAATGAGTCCAGGCCGACAATCTCCCAGTTAGTGTTGGTGAAAATGTGGGCCATGACATGTACGCCGATGCTTCCACCGATGCCTGATAGTAAAACTCTTTTTGACATAGTCTCTCCTTTATTTCTTAGTTTCGTAAAATTTCATTACGTCTTTCGATTTGCCCCAGTACGGTATTTCTTTTGCCCTTAGTTCCCCTAACCGTTTACGGGTGCCTAAGTTGCCAAACGAAATAGCATCTTCATGCGAGAACACAATGTTAGGTGGGTTAGTCCAGAAGTCTTCTACCGGCCAAGTTTTCAGACCCAATATCCTCTCATACCGGCCCGGCTCTCCCCAACTACCTTTAGGCGGATTATCTACCCGTTCCTGTATAGCTTCTATGAAGATGTCCCGCTCGCATATTAGGCTGTGAAGATTACGCCTACCTTTCCACGAAAATACCTTTGGGTTCCAAGTATAAACACACCAATAGCCACGGTTGTAGGCAAACCTGCCATCTTTAGGACGATGTTTGAAATGTTCCGGCGAATATAACACGTCATCTTCACATAGAGCAATATACTTAGTTTCAGCCATTTTGGCTCCTAAAAGAGCCTGTTTATATAAATTTAGGTGAGACCTTGGAGTATCCTCCCAAATATTCTCACCGAAGTCCATGGGTTTCTTAGAAACACTTACTATCGGTATGCCTCGTGCCGCCTTCTTAATCTGCCCCGTCACTATTCCCATAAAATAGTCACTAATCTGGTTAGCTGTGTAAAAAACTACTGTAAGGTCTTCAGGTACTCTTGCCATGTGTCTAACCTCTCTTTATATATCTTAAAATACGGGTGCGATTCATCGCCCTGCCAGTAGGTCTCGTTAAGTTGGATGCCGAGCGCTTCGTTCTGTAGGTTCTTGAATACGTCAGAAGCCCTCTGATGATTAACGGTAGCGTAGCCTGTCACGGCTGCCCAGCCTCTTTCGTCTATCTCACGCTTAGCCACGATTCCGGCGAATATGTCATCAAACCGGTAGACCCCTTCATCCCACGGTGCTTGGAATATATAAGGCAATAACTTCCGTTTGAAAGCCATATTCATGGCGCAGACTGGGAACAAGATGCCTTTTGGTACTACCCCCTGATAAAACGTTGTGGGCCGATGGCTGCCCAATACCAACTGTGTCGGCGCGTCCCAGTCTGCCACTCCCGTCCAAACCCCATGTGATAATACCACCTCAGCTTCTGTCCGTATACCGTATGGAAAACCTCGGGTATAATCGCCAGCAGTCATCATCCAACTAACTGGAACGCGCCTATCTAAGGCATCAATATGGTCCTGTATCGGGTCTCCGACAGGTATTAAATCGTCGTCTAGGGTGATTATAAATTGCACGTCGGGTAAGTTCTTAGCCACATAGGCAAACCCTAAATTACGGATACCGGCGTTAAAGTTGGTCAGACAACTTTCGTACTTACCCATCACCTGCTTTGGGGTATATTTCTTACCCCGGTGTTCCAGTTTTGGTTTCTTACCATCCCAGACGGTTATAAGTTCTACTTGGTGTTTTTCAAATAATGGATTCCAAGCCTCTAAGAAGGTCTTGTAACTTTCAGGGCGGATAGTAGGCACGATTATAGCTATCATTTGTGATGTGTTACCAGACTGATGTAACCCGACTTGTAAATCGGCTCATCTAATGTTTTAACTTTAATACCGTGTTTCCTGAGCAGATATGGAAGTACTACTTGGTCACAGGTGAAATATCTGCTACCTGTGTACCACCAGTCCATCAACATAAAGCGTACCTTCGGAGTGTTGCGATATACAAATACGGTAGAAGCATACAGCCTGTCGTCTTCGTAAATCGGATTCTCTTCTAGAATTCTCTCATATTGCTGGCGATGCAGACCGTTTTTGTAGCGTGACACGATGTAAGGTCTACCTCTATTAAGGTGGTCTTCGATATGCTCGACTTCTTCTTTTATGGTATGCCGATACGGATGGGCAAAAAAGGCCATATCATTATCACCTAGTTGCCTCAAATACCATTCTATACAATCATCTCTCTGAAATGATACTGTGCCGTCTAACCAGATGTAGACATCATGGCCGGGTAGCATTTCCCAACCATGAGTCTTAGGTATACGGTACTGTAGCCTTGGAGTCAATCCCGTAATAGGTGGAAAGTTATCATCAGTCCAGCGATAGAATGTGAAGTCTACAGTCTGTGGTTTGGGGTCAATAAGCTTGTCAAAATCCCCCAGAACGCTGGTTAAGACTGCTATTTTATCAGGAACCATTGCGGCTGTCTGTCATCTTCTTTAGGATTTTTTAAGTCCCATGGCGTAGTTTGTAAATCGTATCCATGCTCTTCAACAAATTCATTTACTGCCCGTATAACACCTATATTACCGGAACGCATCATGTAGTAGTCATCACCACAGACGACACCGCCTTCGCGGACCTTCGGAGTCCAAGCCTTCAGGTCCTCCTTAACGTGTCCATAACCATGGTTGGCATCTATATATACAAAGTCTAACGAACCATCTACAAAATCCTTAGCCGCTTCAATAGAAAACTTTTTGACTAATTGGCATCTTGGATAAGGCTTTAGTCTGACCTGGGCCAACTCATAAGCATTTATCAGCCGTTTCTGGTTCATGTGGTCGCCATAGCCGGGATAAGCCTGCCAAGGGTCAATACTATACAAATCCAAATCCGGTATCTGCTGGCAAAGTATCTCCGAGTAATATCCGTCGAATACACCCACTTCAGCACCAACTTTATATCCGCTATCTCTTAAAAATTGCGCTAACTCTAACCTGTTATTTACTCTTGCCATCTTTTTCCTCTTTCATTTCTTTAAGCCAGTTATCATTTTCGTATTTACGAGCCTCGGCATCAGCTTTAGCATCACGGGGCAGACGCTCTTTCCAGTCATCACCCCAGCCTGGCATGTCCGGAAACTTCTTCATGAACCAGTCCCAGTCATATTTAAAGTCTTTGGTGTTTAACCAGTAGTCGATACAGTATAAGCGGCCCTTCTCTTTTAGAACAGCCCACTTTTTCCACTGTTCTGTGGTAAATCCATAGTTAGTGCCGTACTTCTTACCTTTGTGGAGGTGGGCATACCAAGTCTTTTTATTAACTACTACCCGTCCGCCAGTAAACCAAGTCTTCTGGCTTATCTCCTGTGACTCGTGGGTAAACGGCCCGTAGTAAGTAGAATCCATCTCACCTATACAGTTATCCCAGTGCTTCCTGGCCATAAAGTAAGCCGACCCCTGCATGGTCGGCGTATCGTCTATCAAGGTGTCTAGGCGGTCATAGTACCGCTGTTTCCATTCCGCCCCGTGCAAGCCTTGAGTAGTATCCCCAATTTTGGCATAGGGATACTCAACGTACATGTAATCCACCGGCTTGCGCCCATCTTCTATTAGTTTCCAGTTTTCTACGTCTAATCGCTCACGCCGGGGTATGACTACCCAATCATTTTCACAATCGGCCGCCAGTTTTAGGTCAAATCCTTCATCCCACATGGTGTGACCGTCAGCTTTCAAAATGTACTCACCACTAGATAAGCGTACTCCTAGATTGATGCTCTCTCTCATGCCGAAGTTATTGTGGACTTCACCGTGGTGGATAACCTTTACTCTCGGGTCATTTACTATCTCTTGCCACATACCATCCAAGACTACGATGATTTCAATTTCACCATGAGCTTTGGCTAGCATATCTTTTATAGTCTGGTTAATCCAACGCTCATTTCTGGACGGTATGATAACGCTAATCATTTAGCTGTTCTTTCACCCAGTCAGAGACTTCAACTGTCGGACTCCACCCTTGGTAACGAGCCTTGGCATTATAGGCTAGTGTCTCTCTAACCTCTCCCGATACTTCACCAATATATTCTTTCTTACACGGAAACATATCAGCTAACTCATTTATCGACAAACTATGGCTAGCTCCTATGTTGTAAGTACCGCGCCAGTTAATAGCCATCAGATTGGCTCTAGCAACATCTTTCACATAGGTAAAGTCTCGGCGTTGTTCACCATCACTGGTAATAGTCAAAGCTTCACCATCTCTAAACTGTTGCATAAAAATACCCACAACTGTACGATATGCACCTTCCAGCGGTTGTCTTTCACCATAAACACTGAAATAACGCAAAATAGCGTAGTCTACTCCGTAAAGACGATTGTACAGGCGAATGTATTGCTCGCCGATAAGTTTTTGCAGAGCATAAGGAGATGCTGGCATGATTTCACCATCTTCATCTGTAGGTATATCTTCACCGGTATATACCGAGCTGGAACCGCTATACACTAACTTAGCTTTATCTCTTCGGCAATATTCTAATACCTGTAAAGTACCGTCAACATTGGCATGATTATGGGTAATCGGGTCTTTTATAGAAGGCTGTACTCGAGCTAAGGCAGCTAGATGGAATACCACATCGAATCCATTTAAGGCCCGCCAAGTTTCCGGGTCAGTAATATCAGCATTTATAAAGGTAGCTTCAGGATTTAAGTTATTAACGTCGCCCGTAGAAAGATTATCTAGTACAACAACTCTATTCCCCGCTTCTATTAACTGGTCTACTACATGGCTACCTATGAAGCCAGCACCACCAGTTACTAAACAATTCAGCACCAACGTAGCCATTTTCTAAACTCCTCCGCATCAAATATTATTTCTTTGCCATCGACATCCAATATAAATTGGTTTTCCGGAATTGCTCTCGGATATACCCAAACTCCTTTGTAACCTGGCGGAGGTTCCTGCCTTGGCACCGGCCAGTACATTTTCACTCCATTAGTTAAAACGACCTGGCCTTGGTCCCGGGTCGTCATTAAACCGTAACCTCTCTTCCGGCTCTTCTGTCGGTCATCCTTAGCTTTTTCAGCAGCTAGGATTTCGTCGGCGCTCTGATTGCCGTGTCTCATGTTATAAGATTACATCGCAGAATATTTTTTAGCAATACAAAAAAGCCCCCTGCGAGAGGGGCTCTCTTGTACCCGCGGACTATTTAACCGGGTTTTGCCAAGTCGGCTCTTTTTCCGGGTCTTCCTTATTTAAATCGGATAGATTCGGAGTAGCTGGGACATTGCGCCGGGGGTCGTTAGGGTCACGGTCAAGGTGCTGAACGCTATTTTCACGGTTCTGTACCTTAGCTTTGTTCTTTTTTTCTTCTGCCATGTTATTACCTTTCTATTAAGGAGCTGTGGTCCTGGTTAGTTCTACCAAACTAGCTGCACGTTCTACGCCTACACCATAAATGGCATGTAGCACAGTCTTCCAACCGATTGCGTCAACGCTGTATTCCATTTCAAACTTCGGACGAAGTTGCTGGATAAGCGTGATAGCACTCTTATGGAAGAACAGGTTACGACCGGTAGTGCTGGTCTGTACGTTGCCAGAGTGGTGGATGTCTATACCATAGACATTACCAACTAACCCGGAACTGCCATCAACGGCTTTACCAGTTTTGCCAGTTTGGTCGTAAGCTACATACTTGTTGACTCCGAGTAGGTCTGACTTAGTGTTATGTCCGACTATGCCTCGGCGCTCAGTCATCGGAGTGTTAGCTTCGTCAAGGTCAAGCAGAACAGCCAGTATGTCGGCGTCATCTACAGTCGCTCCACCAGATACGGTTGAACCAGCATCGGAGTACAAATCCATCAAGTCAGTGTCAATCTGACGAGCTACACCTTCAACCATGCGAGTTTGAAACGCAGATTTCAGGTCGTAATTGGCCTGTACTTTAGCGATGTCTTCAATCTTAACAGCAACGTAGTAGTGTTTGTCGATGTTAAGGGTGACTGCTGTGCCGTCTGGTGAGTCAAATGTTACATCAGTACTAGCAGCTTTAGCACGAGCATTTACTGTTGCAGTAAACGGTACGTGAACGATGTCACCACCACCTTTTGCTAGACCGGAACGGTCTTGCACCAACTTGGCCGCTTGAAGTTTGGCGTCAAACGGTTGCTGGATGTCCCTTGTCCAGAGCTCTTGGATATACTCCGCAGTCTGGGCAATAGAACGGGTTACGTTACTATTTAAATTTGCCATTTTTATTTCCTTTTAATTAGCTACTTTTGTGAGATAAAACGCCCCTTGTCGTTGCGCGGCATGACCGTTTTGATGGCTGCCTCAAGTTCTTGGTCTGACATATCTTGCGGAGCTTTATTCAGATTCATCGGTTTAACACTGGAACCGTCAGGACGCAGACCGGTATTAGCAGCCTGCTTAACTACATTTTCAGTAGTCTTAGCCGACTTACTGCCAGCCATAGCATCTGCTAATTCCATGATTCCTTCTACGAACTCGCCGTAGCGGACATCGGCATTAGCAACCTTACCGGTTTTAGAATTATAACCGACTGTAGCTAAGTACCATTGATTGATAGCATTAGCCAAACCTGGATTAAACTCTTCGGATGATTTGTCAAATTGCGGAAACTTGCTTTCGACACGTGGCGAGTCGATTTCCAACCTTGTATGAAACTGAATAGATTTGGCCTGCTCCAAACCGGCTTGGTACTGCTTTGAGCCGTACTCTTCGCTCTTCTTTTGGAGTTCTTCGTATACCTCGTCCGGAGCGTCTATCAAATCTTTATAATTGATTGCGTCCGTCTTCGGTTGCTGAGGCTTTTCTTGGGAATCACCTTTTAACCTATTAACAAGGCCTTCCAGTTTCTCCAGCCTTTTAGCTTTACGCTTTGAAATACCTTCTGGCTGCTCTTCCTTTTCGGGAGATTGCTCCTCCTCTTCGACCTCTTCGGCCTCGGGTTGTTGCGGCTCATCGGGTTGCTTATCTGGCTGGTCGGCTGGTGCGGGACTTTCCGGCTGTCCGCCTTCCTCTTCCGGTTTATCTGGTTGTTGTTCTACCTGTTCAGGAGTTTCAACATCCAGCTGCTCGTTGGGTTGGTCGTCTGCCATTTTGTCCTCTTTCTTCCCTCGTATATGCCCGGGAGGCGGCTTATTTTAATCTTACCTCGTATTTATTTCGTTGCGGCCGGTAGGCGTCGCTTCATTTTAACTTATATCAAGTTTGCGAAATTTTGGCAAGCCTTCATTATCCACTCCGTCTAATATAACGTCAGTCGGTAAAAAATTTATTAGCGGACCCATTTCAGTATCGGCTATCAGCTTATTGCCTTCCTGTCTCCAATTAGTAGCCTTCAAGCGTCTCATCTTTTTAGGCAAATCGTCAGGGGTCACATCATGTAAGATATGTTCAGGCGGCTTTGCGCCGTGGCGTTCGTACCAACTATCCTTCATGCCTATCGACAGCCTCCCGGGCAGCCTCGTAAGCTTTCAGGACATTTTCAAATTCGTGGATAATGTTATTAGCTATTACCCAGTTCTGACCTATTTCGGCGGCATCCATTTTAACAAAGCGGGTATCATCCCCATTAGGCAGATAGTTTTGGAAGAATTTGATACGGTCTCTTAAAAACTCTTCTAATCGCTTGAACTCAGCAGTTTTGGAATACCTAGCCATTTTCTTTTCTTCTATAAGAACATCTTCCGAAACCGTAGTTACCGGTACATTAGTTGGCAATTCGTCTTCACCGACTATAGCATTGGCTGGACCTACATTTTTTGCCATATCTTCTCCTTATAAATTAGTAACCGCATCAGCTACTTGGGCTAATTCCTCGTCTTTAAACATTGTACCACCCGCCGCAATCGTGGCATTTGGCTGGTTGGCAGCATTCATTTCAGATTCCCGCTGGCTTAACTGTTTTTCCTTGGTAGATAATTCAGTATTAGCTTGGCGGATTTCAGCAGATTGCTTCTGGGCTATCATCTGTTGTTTATGCTCAGCCATTTGTTGCTGCATCTGTTGTACTTGCTGCTGCATTTGCTGTAACTGTTCCATCAATTCCTTTTCTCGCTGAGTCGGACCTTCATTTATCTTAATAAACTCACCGGCACCCTTAATGTCAGATAGTTGTTCGTATGACTTCATAATCTGTGGGAAGTCTACTTGGATACGTGGGTCGTCTTTCAGTAGATTTTGGAATTTACCAATAACACCTAGTAATCGTTCTACCCCTTGAAGGGCTTTTTCTTTGTTCATTTTAACGGTCGAGTTTGGTTCGATATTAAAGCGGTATTCTATGCCTTTTAGTACTTTGGGGTTTACTCGGAAATCAGCGGCTGAACCGGTGGCGTCCATGATACCGGGGAAGAGTTGTAAGATGTCAGTCTGTCCCGACTTGACAATCTCTTTAATATCTTCCGATAGAAGTGTCACCGGTATCTCTTCGGTACCAATATTCACTATTAAGGAGTTGAAGCCATCTGTTAGTTGCTCTATAGCGGCTTCTAAATGACGCCGTTCAGCTCCATCACGGGTAGCCTCTTTATCGGTATAAAGTTCAATAGCCGCCGGAGTTTTACCCTGAGAGGGATTAAGCGACTCAGCAGCCGGTAAAGAGGCATTCTGTGACCCGTATTGGCTAAGTAGTGAGCCAGTCAAGGCTTGTTTAGCAGCCTGGTAGGTAGCCAAACCGGCGGTAGAAGTCTCCAAGCGGCGTACCGAGTTAGGGATTGTTTCAAACATCACTGAGCCTTCACGGTAATCTAGGGTGTGTTTTAGCACTCCATTGACGTTCGCTACTAGCGGTGGTATAAGATTCATCTTAATACCTTTAAAGTAGAAATTGTCAAGGCCATCACGAGCGAACTGGAGAGGTTTGGCACGCTGGAAGTCGCCCAGACCGTAAAAGGAATCGAATAACGGCTGTGAGTATTTAATAATGAATGGAATCCGGCCGTTCTTGTGCGGATTAGCTATCTCTCTTAGCTTGACGCAGCCATGGTCAGGCGCGAAAGTACACCACTTACCATCTTCCCCAGCTTCATATCTAGTAGCTAATTGAATACCACGACGAACAGCCTGCGGCGTGCGGTCCCGGGCTACTTGGGTATCTTTTTGCTGGTCGGTATCAGTTCGAGCATCATCGGCAGCTTCTATCAGGAACTTCAAGGCCTCCTGGTCCCAGCCATTATCTTTATCGGCGCTGTCACGGAACTTCTCTAATTGCTTTTTAGTCACCCAGGTTATAGCGGTGACGTACTCCATATCAGCGATAGAAGTCTTACCGGCTTGCGGTACTAAGTTGCGGGGATTCCAGAGCCAGCAATCCGGTCCTACATACCCGCTAGGACTGACATTCCAGTCGTAAAACATCGGCATGTACCCGTAAACACTAGAGTACAACTGCCACATATTAAGCTTTTCCATGAAAGGATGTTGGGCATTGGCATTGGGATACAGCCACTTCTGGCGCAAGATGTCCATGAAGGCAGCTTTACCAAAATCGGCTCTACCGACCGACTCGGTGGTACCCTCTGGCAACTTCGCCATCACCCTGTCGGCTCTCTCTTTAGCTAAGGTGGTAGCGTAACCATCAGTAATCTTACTACCATCAATGCTTCTTGACACGCTGTCAAATACTTGGGAAGTCAGCATTGCCTCATAAGCGTCAAAGTTTAATATATAATCGGAGTGTACGTCCCAATCACGGGTATAGTCGTCCTTATACTCATACTCGAATTGTTCGGGTACATCTACTGCTTTGTCACTGGAGTATTTTGCCATTTTTCTTTTTCCTTTTGCGGATTACTTATACTATATCATCAAAGTAAGCCATACTGGTTCAACTCTTTGTTCATACTGGACTCTGGAACAGATTCATCGGTCTGATGCCCGAATTTGAAGAAGAGTTCTAGGTATCGAAGGGCATCTAGACTGTCATCATGGCGCTTTTCAGGCAGTTCTGACGGCGGCCGGTCTTCTTTTATCTCCTTGTAACGGTAGTGGGTCCAGTCGTAGATAGTCCGTTTGCAGTTGTTGGCTACATAGTAGTTAGGTTTGGGTTCCCCTATAATCTGGACTTTGGGCTTCAATCTCTTTCTAAGGAGGTCTATACCTGACGTGATAGAATTCTGCTTCTTAGGGCTGGGTACTACCGGCAAAGCCTGCGAGGCCATCCAGTCGATTAGGTCAGGGCGGGCCGAATCAGCTATTATCGCCGACAACTTGCGGTCGCCCAGTTTGTACTTCATTTCGGCTATGGCATCTTCTAGCTGGATACCGGTACCATGGATTTCATCCCACTGGTACCAGACGTTATCACGGGTAATCCGGACGAAACACATGGCTAGCGGATGCCCTTCGGCGAATCCGAAGTCTAGGGCTATGTAATCGGTACCTTCATTCGGTACTTCACTCGGTTTAACGACATGTATTTCCCGGTTAAACATCGGGTAAACGGCACCCTGCTGGGTAAACGGTATAAGTTCATGCTCTTGTAAGAAGGCCCCTAAACGGCCATCTTCTTCGGCCTCTCTGCGGACACGGGCTACCTCAGCCGGTTTAATTTTGGGATTATCCCGCCAAGTGGCTTTGGAATAATACCAGCGTTTGTTGACTGAGTCGTGCTCGTCTTCCGATGGCTCTAGGAAACCTTTAGGATTGTCTTCGTAACGGGTACGGGCTCTCTCCAACAGTTCATTCCATTCGTCCCTATCTTTAGCGGTACCCATAAAGCAGGCCCAACCGCCGGTAGTCAGCAGCATCGGCTCGTAAACGAACTGCCAGCCGTAACTGTCCTGGTCCTGATACTCATCGAAAATCATTCCAAAAGACTCGCCACCACGGTGGGAGTCAGCCTTATCGGAACCTAGCAGCCGGATTGAGCTAGGCGGGCGTTTTTCATCCGGTACTAATTCCACTACTCCCCAAGGAAACTCCACCTGACCGGCAAAATGATGGAAGGTAACGGTTAGAGTAGACTTATTCACCTCTTTAATAAGCTGTTTGGGAATCAAATGGAGATACTGGTTCCAGGAAACGGTTTCAGCTTGCTGGTACTCCTTAAAGATGATGTGATGCGGCCCTTGGTTTAACATGCAGGACCACATCAGATGCTGGATACTCCAGAGAGTTTTGCCGGTACGACGGGACCAGTAAAGAAGGCCCCGCTTGTAATCTTCTATTAAGAAGGCCCGATGGGCATTTATTTGGGTATCGAACGGCTGGTAATCAACAGTGTCCCGCACCGCATCTATACCTTACCCCTAAGCTGGTCAAATGGGATTCTCTGTGGATTTTCGGAACTAATCTCGTAAACTTCCACCAAACGATTGCCAATCACAGCTTCCTTCTTATTGGACTCTAATTTGGTACTTTTAGGCGGGTAGAAAGCATCGAACAACCAGTCACGGATACGGAGGTAACGCATTTCATCTAAGAAAGGCTTATGGGCTTCAGCTGGTACTTCCACACCCTGCTCTTTAGCAATCTCTAGGGCAGCCTGCGGGTCTTCAAAGAAGGAGCCTTTACAGATGACGTAACGCTTATCGGTAGGCTCCCCGCTAACTTCGTCTTCTACCACCTTAATCAGCTTGATTTGGAACTTTGGTTCCCTCATATTTAGGCCGTCTTTGGTCTCATAACTGACGGTCTTAACTTCCCAGCTAAGCTCGAACCAGTCGGAGTTGAAACCTTTCAGTTGTAAGCGGCGTTCACCGAACAATCTCTCTCTAGGGTCCGGGTAATCGGAAGCTACTATTGAGTGTTTGGTAACGGTCCCGACAATCCCCCGTGATGTTACTTGGGCTCCGGCGTCTTGCGGGGGGGTAGTTGCAAACTTCCTAACTAAATCTTCTAACTCCCTAACTCTAGCCCGTAAATCACCGGCTTCTTCGTTAGCCGGCATGCTCTTTTCCAACTGCTCCCCTTCGGTAGGTAGCGGAATATTCTTCTCTAAAGTCGGCTGCGGAGACTTGTCTGCCGGCACTTTCTTCCCCTTAGCTTCCCTAGCGGCCTTCATCTTAGCCCCGAAAGCCTTCCGCTGCTCCTCGGTCCATTTTCTTTTTGCCATGTTCTACCCTTCTAATAAAATGTTAGTTATTTTTTTAAGAGTTTTTCTTTTACTAAAATAGTAACTCATTACACCTAAAAAAACTAATAACGCGTCTAAAAGAGAATGAACGTTGACTATTCTACACTATTTTTTTACTTGACATGGGTTTATAGTCTTTCCTAGTAAGCTACCTACTAGGTAAGGTCATAATGTGGGTGGTGTGAGGTTAATTAGTACAACCCCTAGTCATAAGACTACTTTAAGTTTCATTCGGTCAGTTCACCGATGAATACGTAGAACGATTCTCTCTCCTCGGGCTTTAGCCCGTGAGGAGATGAATCTTTACCCTGATTCTTCACCGCTTTGCTATATATATGCATTTCACTTGGAACCAAAAACCCCCAGGGTAACGGGGGGTATGGTAGTATGTAATAAATTTGTGTCTCTGTCTAGTTGGATAGCTACCGATTGGTGTCGGAGGCGTTAGCCTCCTTTTCACGTGAATCAGTAAGACTAAGAGCCAGCGTAACAGTGGTAGATTGCTGTTCTACCCTCTGTGTAGGTTTACCGTGTACCCTGTCAAGTACATCTTTAGCTGCACTTACAGCTACCGCTGCATACTTAGCACCTTCAGGAGAGAATGTTTCTCCAAACTCTTCGCTGTACCCCATAACTTTAAGCATAGTATGCTCTGCTTGCTTGCTATGTTTTTGCAAATATGTCATAATTTTAGGTTTATTTAGGTTTTCTGAACCAATCATTGCGGCGGTGCTATAGTCAGTGGTATCGTAAGTCTCTTTTACCGCTTGTGTGGTAGACATTTTGGGATTATCTAACAGCTTATCAGCAAAGGCTTTTTGTTTTCTAGTTAGTCCGTCCTTATCTTTTAACCAGGGCATTTTAGTTATCCACAACTTATTGTATTTATTACTATGATTATCTTATGTATATGTATTGACATTATTGTCTTATTGGCTTATACTTGTTAGTAAGATAAGTTAATACCTTATCTTGTCCCTTACAGTATACCACTTAGCGAACACAAGGTAACACAGTCCGGTCACGTTTGAACCGCACAACCATCTTGCTTACTAGCTAACAAGGTATACTTAGGCGGTCAAAATTACATTTAACAAACAGGCACGGTCAGTAGCTGGATTAGCTGGATACGCTGCACAACGTAATACTTTTAACTGGGGTAGCCCTCAGGGTATAAGCGACGTGGCTTAAAGGGTAGCTAATTACTAAACAGACGAAAACCGTGGCGGTAAAGGTTACTTTGCCGGTGTTAAGTTCATTCACAACTAAGCAGATATAGCCACGCAAGCTACTAGGATAATAAAGCCTACTTATCCTAGTTATAGGGATTAGTGCCGTATGCGTAATCGGATTTACACGTTATATACCCTAATTACTATCTGCTGGATAGCACACACCTAGACAAGCGAACGGCATTATTCATATGTTTACAAGGATTGAATCGTGCGTAACTAGCTTGTCGGCGGTGTATAGCTACCTAATGGCTTAGGCGGTTATACACCGTGTAAACGGTGGTAACAATTAAAGAAGGGTCAATAATGACAGAGCGTCAAAAAAGAATAAAATCTAGGGAACGACAACATAAACTGATAGCTCTAGCCCTCTATTTTTCTATAGCTTACACCTTAATGTACGGATTTTTCGTGCAGTCGTGGTATTAAATTTGGATAAGAAAAGGAGTGACAAAAACTAATGTTAGCACGCAAATATAGGGTGATAATGTATAACAAAATACACCCGAACGACAAGCAACCACGCCGGAATCAAAAACCGATACTGATATCTGAATACATGTCCGCCCGCAACTATGCCAGGTTACAGACAATCTGGAACGACAAAATAGGTTCGGGCAAGTTTTGGTATATTGAAGACTCCGCGGCAATTACCTAAAAGAAAGGAGTTGAACGACAAGCGTAATTAGTTATATGACGTATAACAAGTCGGTAGTTATCCAACTAGTTATCCAACTAGTTATCCAACTAGTTATCCAACTAGATGCTACCGCATCTAATTAAGAGAGGTCAAAATGTCAAGTATAACAATAGACGACAAGTTAAAAGGCGCAACCAAAGCTATAGAGCGCATGGTAGCCAGCCAACACCAGACCACCGGAATAAAAATAGAGTTTGAAGAGCAATTAGGACGGTTAAACGATATAAATAGTAACCAAAATGAGTGTGATGAGTGCGAAGGCTCAGGCGACAACAGTTGTCAAGTTTGCGGTGGTGATGAGTATATCCATGATGAAGAGCTAAACGAAGATATAGACTGTCCTAATGAAGATTGTGACAATGGTTATGTGCAGTGTGAATTCTGCCATGGTATAGGTCATTTTGAGGGCGATGGTGACCACCCCGAGTGGGGTAGTGAAGAGTATTGTAACAACTGGTGGAGTGACAAATTAAAAGAGTTAGGGCTGCTTGGGCGTACGTCACCCCTAGTCTTCTACAAGTTCTACAACGACCACTCAGTAGACAGCGAACTAACTATTACCCTAGACACCAAAGACCCGGCTAAAACAGCGGAATACGCCCTAAAGCTGGTTCACGCTTGGAACGAATTTGCAGATGCTGTGGTAGCCGACACTGAAACAGAGCGTAATATAGAGAATGCCGGTATGCACATTGCTATCCTAAATACCCCCGAGGCAAATTATAGTCCAGGTCACACGATAGGCAAGGGGTACGACAACATAAGGTATGCCAACTTTAAAAGAAGCATGACCTTGCTTATGCCTGCCTTATTCTTTCTAAGTTCAGTTGACGATAAAAGCAGGCGCATGGAATTTCGTAAACCAAAGATAGTAGATAGTAACTTTGCTCCAAGAGGCGGTTACAACGAGTCCAAGTATGGGGCGATAAACTGGGCCTCTGGAGCGTTAGAATTTAGAGTCTTTGAAACCTGCTATCAACGACCAGACGCCATACTAGACAATATATGTGTCATAGGTAAAGCCCTTAAGTACTGGACTAGGGCGTATACCAAAAACAATCTGTCTAAAATAGCCAACAACATACGGTTTGGACAAGATAACAGCGACAAACTAGACAGATTGTTTGTTACTACTGAACATATAAACCTGCTTAATAAAGGCTTAAACCTCTTAAAACCAGACTATTACACCATAGGCGAGCTTAAAAAACAGCGTGGCTTTACGGTAACGGTTTATAAAACCAAAAACATTACCAAACAATTTGAACAAGAAGCCAAAGAGCAATATAAAGAGTACGAAGAACGGTTTAGATGGGATTTAGTAATCAGGCGGACAGAATATATATCACGTAAAGTTGGCGATTATGTTAATAACATGAGAAGCGGAATGACCGCCCGGCTAACCGAATCTGAGGTTATAGCCATGGCTGAAAAAGACGCCGAAGAAGATATTAAACGGCGGGCTGAGAACAAAGTACCGCTAGATGACTACGTTAAGGACCACATTAGTAACAAATTACGTAATTCAATGGGTGACTTCAGGTTGTCAGTTTAACAATAAATTAGGAAGAGAGGTCAAACATATGTGCGGAATCGTATACCAGCACAGCTTAGAAGGCAAGCCGGTCAATGACAGCTTGCTTACCGTGTTCGACAAACAAAGAAACAGAGGTACAGAGGGTTTCGGTCTGTTCGATGGGCTTAAAAACCATATCGTAAAAACCCCAAACGAAAACAAAATAATCGAGTGGTTATGTAAATTTGACAGCAGTATGTTGTTATTCCACCACAGATACCCGACATCAACTATCAATACTAAACGGACAGCCCACCCCCATAGCACCGGCGATTACTTCGGTAAAACGCAGTACGTGCTAGTCCATAACGGCGTGATTAGCAATGACGAAGAACTACACGAAGCGCATGCCAAAATGGGTATCACCTATGGTAGTGAAACCGAAGAGAACGGCTATAACGACAGTGAAGCCCTGTTATGGGACGTAGCCTTGGTCTTAGAGGGCAAACGAAAGAAACTTAAAGCTAGGGGCGGTATCGCCTTTATCTGTATCAAGGTGGTCAAAGGCAAGCCGGAGAAGCTGTACTTTGGGCGAAACAGCGATAAACCGTTAAAAATGTTCAGGCGTTCTAAAGCCTTTTGGCTATCGTCTGAAGGCTTAGGCGATGATATTAAGACCAACACCCTCTACACCTACAACTACGCCTTAAAGAGGCTTACGACACGCCACCTGGACATTCCGTTATATGCTAAGCCTTCGAGCAACTACTCTTGGAAGGGTTACACCCATAAGCCGTACGCACCGCCTAGCTACGAATATAACGCCAAGTCGCAAATGTATTTGCCAAACTGGTTGTATGGCGATGACGAATATGACGGCGGGTACGATGAAGATAATCTAACCAACTACTACAGTAGTGATGATGAAGACGTACTAGACCTGAAACTAGAGTATCTACTCAAATATAACGGCAATTTTGAAGGGGCATACTGGGCGCTAGAATCTGCTTATTGCGACCATCTAGAGATTGAACCGCAACCCTACTCGACCGACTCTGTAGAATGGAAGCGGCAAAACAAAGTTTACGAACGCACCATGACTTCTATGCAATACGATGAAGAGTATATAGACGAAACAAGCGTATCTAGCGCGGTAATAGAATACTGGGAGGAGCAGGCATGTCAACTAGCAGTTTAAGCGCTAAAAAGTCCGAAGCTAATATCTTAAAGGCGGTTTTAACTATCCGTGAACTGCTTTTAGATTATTACAAAGGGAAGGTAACGCAACCCTTGGCTGAAAGAAACAACATACGAGTCGTTTACGAGCAGAGAACATACCCCACCGGACGACCTAACCGCTACGAGCGGGAACGATTTGCCAACCGTAAAGAAGGTCAACTATACGTAGGTGACCAGCCAATAATGAGCCTATCTAAAAATGACGTGGCAGAGGTAAAAATCTATGACGACATATTACTAAGAAGCCCGCAACTAACAGCCATAAAGATAGAAGTTGACAGATTTCTGAATACTTACTTACAGAGCATACCTGTGAAACGCCGGAACGCCGCTGGTAGGCGGGAGAGCGGCGTTAATGACGACAAATTAATAGCCAAAGCTATCGAAGAGCGTAGCGGCAATAGTTGGAACAACGAGAGGGTCTATAACGGTGACTCGATGGAACAAATGGTGAGGGATTACAACGAATACATCGTAAGAATGCGACCAAACTTTTAACTAACCGGAAAGCCAGAACCTCGTAGGCTAACGCCTACGGAGAAAGAGGACAATAAGATGTTAAAAATATGCTACTCAAAGAAGTCCGAACCGTCAGCCCGGCTCATAGCCGAAGCTGGTGGTTTTGAGGCGGTCAGGTCTAGCCACGGCGACATCAATTGGGGAAGGAATGACGCTAACACCAGGCTCAACGCCGATACCAGCAGGGTAACGAATAAAAGGGTAATGCGACAGTTGTTTGCCGAGGCAAGAATACCCATGCCAGAGCTGATAGACAATCCAAGAAGAGCGGTTAGAGCCGGAACCTCACAGCCTGGCGGCTGCGGAGACGGCAGGGTAATAGTAGGCAGACCGGACTACCATTCCAAAGGCAGAGGCTTTTGGCTTTGTAAAAGCCTCAGGGACGTTGAGAGGGCTTTAGACGGTACAAGGCTAAAGAAACCCGCCACGCACTTTATGGAGTTCATACAAGCCCCCTACGAGCTTAGAGCGCATGTTTTTATGGGCAAGAGTATCCGCATAAGCCTAAAAGATATAAGCGGGCGGGAAGGCAACCACAATATCTACACCACAGCCAAACCCCCCAAACATCTAAGGGACTTGGTAAGAGAGCCAGCTAAAAGGGCGGTTGAAGCAGTCGGTTTAGACTTCGGAGCTGTAGACATTCTAGCCACCGACACAGAGTGTTGGGTGCTAGAAGTCAATTCAGCCCCCGGAGTCGGTGGTACAATGCCGGAGTTGTACGCCAGAGTGTTCAAAGACTGGAAGGAGAATGATTAGCCTACTAGGCTGCGCCATTAGCAGGTTATTAAAAGAACGCAAAAACCCTTGCTTTTTACGACAAGGGTTGTTACGATTTCATTGTGACAAACAAAATTCATAGACATCATAACGAAGTTTAGCCCCACTGTCAAGTAGACAAAGGGGATTTTGTTTGTTCATAACTAAAAAATAACTAGGTGGTGTTATACGAACACCTAACCAACAAAGACGTACGTTTAAGAACAGACTAAAAACCCAGGCTCTGGCAGCCCCCCTAGAAGTCCAACCTGGTCTCCAGCCTGTTCTTAAACCCCCGACCTAGTTCATCAGCCGCCCTAGCTCTGACTGGAGTAAGGGGGCGTAATGGGAAAAATATGTATTTTAGAGAGGTCTTTTATGATTAAAAAAATATTACAAGTTATAGCAATCTTAGCGGTTGCTTATATGGTGTTGAGCCCATTTATTTTAAGGTGGATAGAGTCAACGGTAACTACTAAAGCAACGACAAGCACAGGACAACAATTACCACAGGCTTCGGTTAAAAATAAGATGACGCCGGAGTCTTTATTAAAAGCAACTAACAAAGAGCGGGTAAAAAGAGGCATATCTAAATTAGCCCTTAATAAAACTCTTAATTTGTCAGCCGGTCTAAAATGCAATGACATGGTGCAAAGGGATTACTGGAGTCATGACGCACCAGACGGTACTACGCCCTGGAGCTTTTTTGAGAAGGCTGGGGCTAATTACCAGGTAGCCGCTGAAAACCTAGCTAGAGGCTTTGAAACAAGCTCAGGGACCGTCAAAGGCTGGATGGACAGCGAAGCACATCGCCGTACTCTATTAGACAGCATGTACGGCAACGTAGGCTTTGGGATATGTAACAGTGACAACTTTGTGAATGATGGTGAAAGCACCATAATGGTACAACATTTTACTGATTAATAAAAAGTACTTGACAATATTAAAACACTACTATACAATGAACACTACAACAAAGAGAGGTCAATAATGAACGACAAGCAAAAGGCAATATTAGTAGACAGAGCCTTAGAACAGGTAGAAAACTGGGGCGGTACTCTATATAGCCAGATTATTCAGATGGAACTGGACTCAGACGACTGGGAAGGCTTAGCCTATCACGTTAACCTAGCCGAACGACAAGAAGACGAGCTAGAAGCTATGGCTGATGAGTTCTACCCCAATAAAAAATCTATTAAAGTCAGATACGTACCTAGCCAAGTCAAACCTAAATGGTATTACGACAAGGCTAACAAAACTACTTCGGTCTGGAGTTGGGAAGAAGGTGTGTAATGAGCCTATTTGAAACAGGTATCCGCCCTTTAGTGGATGCCCACATAGCTAAAAAAGCCGAAGAAAAGCGGGATTATGGCGATTACTGGTCGGCAAGTTCGGCAGGCTACTGCATGAGGCTTAACATTTTAAAACGCCTAGATGTGCCGTCAGTACCAGAGATTAAAGAAGATGCTGTCAGGACACAAAGGGTTTTTGAAGCCGGTCATGTGTTTCACGAATACATGCAGCGGATTACCAAAGAAGCCGGTATATCTATAGCCCAAGAACTAGAGTTACAAGACGAAGATTTAATGGTCAGGGGACACATAGATGACTTAATAACGGTAGACGGCAAGCTCATTCTATACGACTATAAATCTAAACATTCGTATTGGTTTAAATACGCTACTAATAGGGATATAGGCCATTACCACTCTATGCAGTTAGCTACCTATATGTACATGTTACGCGAACTAACCGACCATGATGTTAAAGAAGCCCGCCTGTTACATATAAGCAAGGACGACCTACGACAAGCCGAAGACCAAATCATCTGGTCGCCTACATGGGAGAAGAAAGTGGTCGACTACTGGAAGACCCTCGAAGGTTATTGGCAAGCTAAAACCATACCGGCTTGTACCTGTCTAGACCATGATGGCGGTTTTATGGGTATGCGCTCTAAAAAGGGCAAGATTTACAATCCTTACTACTATGATGGTCTTAGCTGCAATTCCGAATGGTTCGGTGACAAAATACCAGAAGGGTGGAAATTCTAATGGCGAGTGAAAAAGATGGTAGCAATCCAACTAAAGGCGCAAAGAAGCCGTGGAATAAGTCAGGAGCTATTAACTTAGATGGGGTTGACCGTTCAGGCAGTAAGGTTAGGATAACAAAGCCAGCAGACCCGGAGAAACTCCGCAAATACAGAGAAGAAAAGGCAAGAATTTTAAAGGGAAGGAGGAATCATGCCTAAGAATGACAATAATAAACCAGACGTAAAAATAGAATCTGATATACCAAAGCCTGATGATAGACGAGAAAACCAGCATTGGCCCTTTAAAGAAATGAAGGTTGGCGACAGCTTTGAATTTCCAGAAAGTGAACGATACTTAGTGACACCACCGGCTTGGAAGTTTGCTAAGCGGGCAGGAATAAAGTTCACAGTACGTAAAGTATCAGATGGCACATTAAGAATATGGAGGATTACATAATGGTAAAAACCAATCCGTTAAGAGAAATGGTCTTTAAAGAAGGCGGTGGCGGTGATTTATTCGTCAATGACTTTCCAGCCAAGTTAAGGGTGCTAAGTACCGACCCGCTGGCTTACGTTGACAGATACGCTAACACTAAGTTTGCGTTCCCTGTCTGGAGTTATGACCAAGGCAAACCGATGATTTTGGCTAAGGGCGCTTCAATCGCCAAGCCGATACAAGTCATTGATATGGACGCCGATTTCGGTGAGGATGTCACTACCGTTGATTTAAAGATTACCAAATCTGGCGAGGGTAAAGAAACCAGGTATACGGTTAACGTTTTGCGTAAAGCCGAAAAATTGACAGACGACCAACTAGAGGAAGCAGCCAAGTTGGACGGTAGTTTGGAAAAGGTATTTCCGAACGGTATCAGAGTATCTGAGCTTAACACCGGTAAGGAGTTGCCCCAACCTGATACCATACCCGGTGATGAAGACCTGGACGGTCCACCGCCATCAGACGATGACTACCCGGGATAAAGAATAAACCAATAATTAAAGAGAGGTTAATATAATGGAAAATGTAATACAACAGTCTACGGACTACGAAGAGTTCAGCCTTTTAGAAGGTAACAGGGGGGTCAGCAGAGGCCACGCCGAAACTTTGAAAAGAGCTTTCGAGGAAACAGGCAATCTGTTAGCCGCACAACCTATTCTAGTAAATAAGAGTAAGCAGATAATTGACGGACAACATCGTTTTGAAGCCTGTAAAGAGTTAGGTTTGCCAATTTACTTTACGGTAATTAGTAATCTAAATGTCAATGATGCCCGTAATATAAACATAATCAAAAGGGAGTGGCTGCCTCTGGACTACGCCAAGTCTTACGCCGTATCTGGTAACAAAAACTACCAAAGGTACTTGCAACTAGGCGAAGATTATGGAGTGGCCCACAGTGTCTTGGTTATTCTAGCCACCAATGCAGACCCTTCTAAAAAGACGAATGGTGTCTACAAAGACTTTAGGACTGGTGATTTGAAACTTAAGGCAGAGGATATGCCTAAGATAATAAATAAGCTGGACAAACTAGTAGAATACAAAGAGTATGTGCCACATGCTTTGTCTAAAATAACCGCCCTAGCCTTTTTAAAGGCGATGGATGCTGATAGTTACAGCCACGCTCGCATGCTCCGTAAATTGGAAATGATGGGTGGTCAGTTAGAGCACTTCTCTGTAGTAACGGATGCCGTTAAAGCGCTTGAAGAAATTTACAACTACCGAGCACAAAATACTGTAAGGCTGTACTAGCCGGATGTGTATAATGAGGGCAGAGGGTTTGATTGACCTCTCGCCCTCTAACAGATTCGGTTCTTTCATAGTTGCCTAGTTCTTTGGACCACTCTTCTGAGCTGGGCAACTCCGAGTCTAACAAGGAGTTAAATATGTCAGATGAACTAACGGAGCCTCCCAGTTTACTTACAGAAGTAAAGATTTACTACGAATGGATAAACGTACCTATAAAGCGTAAATACACCACAAGAAAGAGAGGTCAGGATGGCAGGAACAGTCAAAGGCGGGCGTAAAGCCGCTATTACTAATAAAGAAAGGCACGGTAGCAGCTTCTACGGCATTATTGGAGCAATCGGCGGTAGGAAAGGTAAGACAGGTGGTTTTGCCTCTCTAGATGTTGGTAAAGATGGCTTAACCGGCAAACAAAGGGCTATATTAGCTGGACGTATTGGTGGTCACATCAGCCGAAGACGCAAGTCAATAGTGGAAGATGTAGCATGACTATAAAGGGTATAACACCGGTTTCAAAACCAAGGCAAACGCAGGCTGATAGATGGAAGAAACGGCCAGCAGTTATTCGCTACCGTGCTTTTGCTGACGAACTCCGGCTAAAATACCCCCACGAAATGCCTCTAAACGTGCATTTAACCTTCCATATGCCAATGCCTAAGTCCTGGAGCAAACGTAAGAGGGCCGAAATGGTAGGCAAACCGCACCAGCAGAAACCTGACCTAGATAACTTACAAAAAGCCGTCTGGGACGCCCTTTTAGAAGAAGACTCAATAGTCTGGCGCTGTGTAGCTGAAAAGTATTGGGGCGTGGAAGGCTCTATAGAAATTAAAGGAAACGAATGAGAGGTCGCTGTGAAACTTACAATAAAAGCAAAGCTAAATATAGAGGAACAGGGCGGGAGTGTTTCTGTAAAACGTACCCAGCCAACCTCTTGGCAAGAGCTTGGACTATACTTAGAATGTGTAGCTTTCCTAGCTAGTCGAGCATTAGAAGAAGGCAACCCTAAAGATATCAAAAACTTAGGTGAAATGGATAAGTATATATCTGATTATATGCGTAAAGCTATCCCAGATTTTATAGTAAAGGAGTAACAGCACATTAAAAAGCTGGTGCAGTGTAACTCCTAGACATTAGGCGCTGCCGCAAGTGCGAAAACCGATTAGCCACCGTATGGTGGACGGGTTAGTAGAGCCAGTATCGAACCTAGTCGTCTGCGAGTTGGCGCTGGTTGGGCTAGAACCATCACGTGCATAAGGTTAACCGACTCGGCAGGTAGTTTTAACGCTACAACGCGGAGAAGCCCGAAACCTGTTAGCTATAGGAATACAGGAAATACCGGCGTCAATTCATAGACGATTAGTAAATAAGTAAGAAAGGATAAGTTATGACAATCACTGAACACTGCGGATGCAAGCGGACAAAGGTTGCCGAGGGAACCATTTTCGAGGGGTGGTTGCAAAGCTACTGTGACCGTCACAACCCCTTTAAGAACGTCGCACCAAAGGCTGAGTTATGAACTACGCAAACGTAAGAAAGGAGTCCACATGGAAGTCTACCTTAGTAAATTCATAATCCCCGCTTTTATAATCCTATTCTTTATGGGGATTGTAATCGTATCGGCTTATAGGCTCATGTGGGGCTGGTGGCAGGACGAGGCTGATATTAAACACGAAAGGAGTAAGAAATGACTAGCAACCCTAACTCAGAACCAATGTCAGAACTAAAAGACATAGTGACCCGACTCAGAGCGGGCAAAGACCCCGATACTGGTGAGCTGATAATTACCGAGGCACAAGCCCTAGCCAAACTCCAAGCCCTTCTGGTGAAAGAGCGCATACAGCAAATAGAATCCATCAGGGAGAGGTTCGTATTAGATGGATGGGAGTACAAGTGGTTGACGGACGTTTTGGCAATTAAAGAGGCCCAGCTACAACAACTTAAAGGGAGCGAGGAGAATTGATATGGGTAAGAGCCTTGGAAACCTGGCGTTTGTAGATAAAGAACCTGTCTACGTGCTTGAGCGTCAACCATTCCCAGAGAAAAAGCAGACTAGGTATGAAATATGGGTAGAAGATGACGGGATTAGTATTAGCCCTCACCAGCTAGCACAATTGTTGGCAGATACTTTACAAAGTGTAGTTAACCCAACCCAACAGGAGGACAACTAATGCCTGACACACTAGATAAGCAAGAAGAACTGCGGAAGCTGAAACGTGCAGCTCATAAAGCAAACTGGGAACAAGCTAAAGTCGTGTATGCCGATGAGATTAAGGCTTTGCAGTTCCAGCTTATCGACAAGGTTCTGGAGCTTGTTGGCTACCATTTTGAAAAGGCCCACCCTAGTGACTGCGAATGCCATCAATTTGGTTCAGACAGCTCTAAAGACGGCTACTGGAAAGATGGCGATTTCGTACCGATGGCCACCCTAGAAAACATAAGGAAAGAGATTTAAGGAGGAAAAGTAAGATGAAAGTGACCAAAAGATATAACCAACATCGCAGAGACTTGAGCATCGACATGGAGTGCGAGGGTTGCGGTACGACTGATAGCTACCGTTCAGCTTACGATGACACAAACTTTTGGGTAAATGTTGTGCCAGACTTCAAATGTCCTAAGTGTGAAAAATCAACCAAAGACCTCGGCTTAGAACCAGAGGATACGCACACTCGCTATCCAGAAGGTATGCAGCTATGACCAACCCCACCGCCCCAACTAACAACCCTAAGAGTCAGACCCCCTACAACGTTACCCTATTAAAAGCTACCCCGGCACAAATGGTCAACAGGTTGAAGCTAGAACTGAGTACCACACCCAGGTGGCGTGTCTTCAAAAGGATACAGATAAAACGAATGATTAAATTCTGGAAAAAGGAGGCCAAATTATGGGCATGAGTCAGACCCCAGCGGACGTAGAAGAGCTGCGAAAGCTTGTAGTCAGGATTCTAACGGTTCGCCAAACCGAGTATTTACCTAAAAGGTGGCGTTCACAAAGCGCAATACCCAAAGAGGTGTTCGATAAAGCTCACCGAAGGATGATTAAAGAACAGGTTAGAGTTCTTGGGACATTCATCCAAGCTCACACGGAGGACGCTGAACGGCGGGCGGAAGACAAATCGCTCGACTACGCACGCACGTTTGTAGACCTATTCAAAGACCGTCCCGACCAGGTTGAGTATGTACTGCGCCACCTTAACGGTGAGCGGTATCGGAAAGACCATAAGGGTGTCAAAGTCGAGCTACGCAAAGCCCTTAACACACCTGACACAGCTGAAGACCACCAGCAGGGAGTAGAAAACGATGGGTAAGCACAGAATGAAGCTGACTAACAAAGATATTCTGCTAATTATGGACCACCTAGCTAAAGGATTTACTGACGCCGTGTGGCGTAAAGACCCCAAGCGAGCTGAGTCTACATACGAGGTATATCAAACAATTGGTCAAGCTATGGGCGAAAGTCATATTGTGCTGGAATACTTTGTGAAGTATCTCCCCACCAAGGACTCCACCGACGCTAAACCTAACGAACCCGTTACCTTTAAAAATTCAGGGTCTAAATCATGAGCATAGTAAAAGTTGGAAATGAGATGGCCGCACTGCGGTTAATGCGTCAAATCAGCCACGAAACCCGGCGTATCGCAGAACCCATGCCATCGCCTGGACAGGTCGCAATGGTGCTACACGCCCTCGCAGACCACACAGCGATTATGAGTGCATTGCAGCACCGCCCGGACCCAACTAGCCCTTGGCCGGAAGCAACGTCTGTAGGTCGTTGGTTACACGATGTCGGCGACGATTTAGAGGACTCCACCGATGCCCCTAAGAAAGAGAAAAGATGATCGGTGTCTACATAACAATCAATGGCGAGCCTATTTATGCCCGCACTGCCGTGAACCGCTTGGAGGAGGAAGGTTTATACGTAGTCGATGACGGCTCTAAAGTAAAACATAACCCCGAAGATGGGGCCGTAGCTCTGGCTATAAAGCTTCTGGAAACTATAAAGGAGCAAAAGTGATGCCCCTAAGTAAGCTAATCGACCTAGTCAAACGCATGGCCTGGGCTGTGGCGATAGCCATTGTAGCCTTTGCTGCGGTTTTGGCGGTGATAATAATTTTAACGATGTAGAGGAGGTGATGTGAAGAAGATAACCATCGCATTCGATGTAGACGGCACGCTTATAAGTAACGAAAGTAATGGTATTCCGATAGCCAATGAGAGAATCCGTACCCTGCTAATAACGCTTGCTTCGTTCAAGAATGTACGAATTGTGGTATGGTCAGGCGGTGGTGAACTATATGCCAAGCAAGCCTGTGACGCAATAGGCGTAAGCAGATATGTGAACCAGTTTGCTACCAAGAACCATTTAGGCAAAGATGCGAATGGAAAGCACCAGTTTGCTCCTAACCTCGTGCCAGATATAGCCATAGATGACATCCAAGACTGCGAGCTAGGCGAGCTGAACCTAATTGTCAGAGAGAAGTAGCCCACCCTCTGACGTTCTAGTCCTATACTTTCCACAACCCCGCCTTCTCACCAACTTTGCTAACAATAAGCTCTTGGATTTCTCGGCTGAAGTCCTTTAGTTCTTTTGAGTCAGGAGAAGCGGGCAGTTCGGTTTTCAACATACCTACTGTTTCCCCGTCAGGTGTTTTTATTAGTACGCTTATTTGGTATTCGTTAAACATTATCCCTCCTAACAAAAGACCGCCCTTTCAGGCGGTCGTTACTTCCCACTTACACACGGCTTATTCCTCCGACCTGTTCGGTATTACCCAGGTTAAGAAGGTATTTACTACGAACGCTGCTAAAGCCGCCAGGGCGTCATTAACGGACATATCGCCGTCTTCTACACCCACTAGAGCTAGTAAAGCCA